AATGACTGGTAATATGTTAGATTTAGGTGAACTCGTCAAGAGAGCCATCAAATACCTTGTTGAAGGACTTATGGTTGCTATTGCTGCTTACGCTATCCCTAAGAAGGGACTTAACTTAGATGAAGTTGCTCTTATTGCTTTAACTGCTGCTGCTACTTTCAGTATCCTTGATACCTATGTTCCTAGCTTAGCTGTTGGTGCTCGTTCCGGTGCTGGTTTCGGTATCGGTGCCAACTTGGTTAAATTCCCAGGAGGATTTTAAATATAAATCATTTTAAGATAAAATAATATGTTCATTTTTTAAATGACAATATTATTACAAATTATTGCTTTGTATATCATCTTACTTATTTTGGTTCAAAAAAAATATATATGGTTCTTACCATCTATTCCTGTATATCCTAATAATGAACGAGATGCCTTATTAGTTAAAAAAGCAATTAATACAAGAACTCTAGGAGATATTGAGTTTTTCAAGTTAACTGATCCATCTATATCTTATGCTTTTGTTAATGTCGTTCATGAGAGTATTGAAGACCTCAATAAATTAATAACACAACCACATTTAAAATTTATTATTCTCTCTTTAAAATATTCCATCAATCGTGCTAGACCAAAACAAATTTTACCCGATTTAGATGTATTAACCTCGACTACAGCACATACTCCTGCTTATCCAGCAGGACACGCATTTCAAGCTTACTATTTAGCTCACACATTAGGTAAAAAATATCCTGATTTACAAGATAAATTAAATGAAATCGCTGAACAATGTGACTCAACAAGAGTTAAAGCTGGATTACATTATCCAAGTGATGGTGAATTTTCAAAACATCTAATTACCCTTTTTTTTAAATAACATAAACAATCCATAAATTTAATGATTATATTTATTAATCTTATTGAGTTTGTTGAGCTTGTTGAGCTTGTTGAGCTTGTTGAGCTTGTTGAGCTTGTTGAGCTTGTCTTCTCATAAATTTTCTATAATCATAACGTATTGACCATTCACCATAACCTTCACAATAATTATTATCACAGAAATGATATGTATGACCTAATATTTTTGTTTCAATAGCATCCAACATAGATATTTCTTGTTCACACATATCGTTTCCACAATAAACTAACGAGGCATTATATAACAACTCACCAAACACTTCATTCATTTGTTTTCTATGATTCACATTAAATGTATCTATTATCATAAGTAATTCTCTTGGCAACTTTCTCAAATTATTTTCCAATCTTGTAACAGAGCGCGTCTTCATAATTAATTATTCTACTTTATTTCGTGATACTATAATGTTATTTAATTAAAAATAAATCAATTTTTTTATTAAATAGTAGTTACTTAAAAACAAGTTAGTGAATTATATATAATGGAAAATAGAACTGTAGTTGAGTATGTATGGATTGATGGTAATAATTGTCTAAGAGGAAAAACACGCGTGCTCAATGAAAGAATAAGGTCTATAGATAAAGAACATATATCTTTTATTCCTAACTGGAATTACGATGGAAGTTCAACTAATCAAGCCAAAGGAACTGATTCTGAAGTAACAATTATTCCTAGAGCAATGTTTCGTAATCCATTTTTACGGAATGGGTTATTAGTTATGTGTGATACATACGATTCTAAAGGTATTCCACTACCATCAAATACTAGATATATCGCAGATGAAATTTTTAATAAAAATCTAGATGAAAAACCGTGGTTCGGATTAGAACAAGAGTATTTTATTCAAGATGAACATTTTTATAATATTCCTTGTTATTCTGAACCACAAGGAAAGTATTACTGTGGTGTTGGAAATGAAAATGCGATTTATAGGAAAATTGCTGAACTACATTTAAAACATTGTATTGATGCTGGTATTAATATAGCAGGTATGAATGCTGAAGTAGCACCTCAACAATGGGAATATCAAATTGGTATTTGTGAAGGAATTGAAGCAGGCGACCATTTATGGATGGCAAGATATATATTAGAACGAATTGGAGAAGAATATTATGTAGATATTAATTTATCACCAAAACCATTAAAGGGTGATTGGAATGGCTCAGGATGTCATACTAATTACAGCACAGAAAATATGCGAAATGGAACAAACAATAAAACTGGATTAGATTATATTAATGAAGCAATTAGTCGATTATCAAAAACACACGAAGAACATATGAAAGTATATGGTTCGGAAAATGAAGAGAGAATGACCGGCGAATATGAAACAGCCGATTTTAATAAATTTTCTGATGGAATTGCGAATAGAGGTGCTTCAGTAAGAAGAGGACATGATACTATTAAAAATAAAAAGGGATATTTTGAAGATAGAAGACCTAGTTCCAACTGCGATCCTTATTTAGTTACGAGCATTATCTTTAAAACTACTTGCTTAGATAATGAGACAAACTCTAATTCTAGTAATGATGAAAACAATTATACTAGTTTACCAGATACACCCATTGCTGGTATTTAAATTAAAATTGAAACTTTTTTAATATTATTTAAATAAATTATATTAAAATGGAATTAGCTTTAGACCCCGAAATATATACTCCTATACTTGATGATAATGGATGTTATATGGATATGTGTCCATCTTTTATTAAACATGGAATTAGATGTCCATGTGGTTCGCGTAGTGAACATATATACGATTCTAAGCCGAAATTTAGACAACATATAAATGGAGTTAAACATAAGAGATGGTTGGAAATATTAAATAGAGAAAAAAATAATCACTACAAAGAAAATATAGAATTAACAGATACTATTCAACGACAGAGAGAAATAATTGGTAAATTACATATAGAATTAACGAGATTAGAAACATTGAACAAGTATTTGGAATCACGATTATTTATTCAAAGTAAAGAAACATCAGATAGTGTTGGGAATTTATTAGACTTGGATATTTAAATAGTAGACAATACAATATAAACAATTAATGCCTGAGCAAAAACTGTAAATACACCTATTCCAATATATGTATTTTTTATATTATTAATTTCAGTTGCTTGCTTATCAGTGCATGTTTTAAACCCTCTACATTTTTGAACAGTATCATTCATTCTATGGGTATATGTCATAAGACCTTATACTAAATATAATGTTGATATTAATATTAAAGATATAGCTACTAGCTTTGCGAGTCTTGGATCTACTTTAAGAGTTTTTGATCTGGCCATATGATAAAATAATATACTGGTTGTTAACATAAGACCGGATACATCTATCCAATCACTTAGTAAATCTTCAGGATGAGTAGTTAAATCACTGAATGCTTGAATATGTTTAATTTCATCCAGTTCATTTTCATCCGATTTTGGTTTTGTATTAATCATATATTTTATGTAAATATTTATTTTTATAAATATATAGTGATGAAAAGTCAAAATAAGAAAATAAAAACAAATAACAAAACAAAACGCAACAAAAGCTCTAAAAAAATCTTACATTGTGCTATACGAAATAAGAATAATAAATATCAAATAGGAACATCAGGATTTATGGTTTCACAAAAAATATGGTTCAATTTAGGATGTTTAAATTGTATAGAAATTAATAGCACATTTTATAGACTACCTAGTTCTAAAGTAATAGAAAATTGGCGTAATTTTCCAGATAATGTTTCTATAGTGATAAAAGCCTCTCGATATATAACTCATATGAAAAGACTTAATGATGTTGAACAAGGGTGGAAAGTTTTATGGAATAGTATTAAACCACTTGGTTCAAAATTACAAGCAATTCTTTTTCAACTTCCTCCATCATTCACTTATAAAGATGATAATATGAAAAGAATTGAGAAAATGAGTAAATATATTCCAACAAATTTAAATATCGTTTTTGAGTTCCGGGATATATCGTGGTTTAAACAAGAAGTATATGATAAGTTTAAAAAAATGAAATGGTGTATTTCTGGAACATATATACAAAAAAAAATAGATTCAAAATGGATGGGAACAATGCCTAGTGGATTAAATTTACCTCCACGAACTACTAATTTTAATTATTTGCGTATTCATGGTGGTAGGGGATACAAAGGAAGTTTAAATGAGAAACAATTAAAAGAAATTAAAAAAGAAATTTATAAACAAAAGGGAACAGAATCTTTTATTATGTTTAATAACACATTTTTTGATCCTAGAAACAAATTTTGTATGATAGGTAATAATAAAATCAAATATGCAGCGGTATGTAATGCAGCTGAATTTACCCAGTTACTGTAATGTATTATATTAGATAAATTATAATACATTTTTATTTAAATAGTAGGTATAAATTCCCAGTCTAATTCCTCACATATTTTTTTCCATATTTCATCTTGTTCAATTCTTTTCTCTCTATCTTTCAACATTGGAAAATAGGGTAGAAATTGGCTTTGATCCAGCAATTCACATAATTTGTAGACAGTGTAATAATAATTTAAAAAATTAACGCGATCATCTGGACAAAACTTGGCATATGGTCCTTGGATTTCCATAAAAAGATTACATAATGATTCTTCTAATTCAGGAGTCATTACTGGAGGTTTAATTCCTAATTTATCCTTTATGAAAGGAATATGTTCATAATATTTATTATATCCAAGTTTTTTAAGAATTTCCTTTGCCTTTTTATTATTAAGTTGTTTAAGATCAATTCTCTCTTTCTTAATTTGATTTTTAATATTTTCAAGAACTTCATCAGGAATTTGCGTAGTTTCTTTAGCTTGAAATTGAGCTAATATTTCTCTAAAATGATTTATTCTTTTATAAGCATAAAAACATGCTTCTTTAGGTGGCTCTTTATAAGAAGGTTTTTCATTTTCAACTAAATATTGAATATGTTTATGACAATGATTACAAACCATAATACCTTCATGGTCAATAGGAATTAATTCTCCCTTTCTACATATTTGACAAATATCTGTTTCAAATATAAATTTATTAATATCAATAAATGATTCATCAATATTAGATAAATATTTTTGAATGTTATCTTTATTTTTACTCTCTACCTTTTCTTGATTATCATTAGTCTTGATTTTGAAAAATGAATTTAGTAATTTAGTTGGATTATTATCCATAGATATTTCTTTCTTATTTTCAAAATAATCATATATAAATTTATTATTGTTTAAATAATATTTTTTTTTATTTTTTTTCATTTCTTTTATTTGACTAACAATATCCTTTATTAAATCTTCTATTTCTAATCGTTGATCAATAGTGATTGTTTTATCAGTTAATAGATTTGTATAATGTTTTTTTTTGGCTCTTAAATCAGGTAATATGTCTTCTTTTTCATTTTGAAAATCTTTTTCAATTTCTTTATGTTTACTATCTAAGGTAATAATACTTTTTTCATCCAATACGATTTTTTTATTGGTTTTATGTTTAAATGTAGGCATTCAATATAATATTTTTCAAAAAATTATATTTAATATGTATTTTTCCGTAAATCTTTTCAAGTTATATTTTTATTTATGTTTTCTCTCTATTTAACAATAATGAATATTTGTATTGAAAATTTTGATATATCCAAAATAAATCCTTCTATGATAAAAACAATGGACTACCTTAATGACTATTTAGAACAGCAATGGGATATACAAAAAAAGGATAACCGATATATTTTAAAAAAAAATGAAAATAAAATATATATATTATCGAAATACATAAATTATACTACTGATAATGGTAACATTTGTGAAAAAAATAAATATATTTACTGTTTTTTATTTAATACATTAAATAATGGATGGAAAATTAAAAAAAAGAAAGATGAATATATTTTTATTAAAAATCACGAAGGTAAAAAAGAAATATTTTCGAACAATTATATCAATACATTTTTGAAGGAC